CTTCTGTACCCGAAGAAGTTGATTGACCAAACTGATGACGAAATTGAAGCGTCACTGGATGCGAACTTCAACTCAATTGTTGATGCGTGTGACCTGATCTTTGCCAAAAATAGGACTGCACGTGTGTGCGTGATTGGTAGTGAGAGTGGTTACCGGGGCAGTTTTGACGAGGGCTACGCCGCCGCCAAACGCCAAATGCACCATTATATCAAAACGTTCGTCCCCCACTTTCCTCAGCAACAACTCGTCGGTATCTCGCCTTCGATTATCATCGATACGAAGATGACGGAATCGCGCAAGGACATCAAGAGGCTCAACGCCCGGATGCAGGCCCATCCTATGAAGAGGTGGCTGCTGGCGCGAGAAGTTGCAGCCATGGCCCACTTTCTGCTATTCAATGCACCATACTGTAATGGTACAGTTGTTAGAATGCATGGTGGCCAAGGTGAAGAAACGTAATCCTATAGCTTCGACGTTGCGTGATGGCAGCCTGAAGACCCGTATCGTTAAATCAAAGAAGGGAAAGGGCTCCTATGTCCGAAGGACCAAGAACCGTTGTCTGCAGCTTGGCATGGGGTACAGCGTGGAAGATGTACGCTAAAAGCTTTGTGGACCAGTTCAATCAACACTGGCCATCCGAGGTTGAGCTGTATCTGGTGACGGATGAATATAGGAATACACCACCACGTGTTAAGCAGCTGAATTTCTTAAATATTCCTGACCTAATCGCGTTTAAAGAACGTCATCAAAACAACCGCGTAGCACACGGACTAGATCGGCCAAGAGGACAGAAGGTAGACCGAAGAGGTTCGAGCTTTCGTTTCGACGCAATGAAGTGGATGCCGCAGTGTATGACGCCTTGGGCGGTCTGGCAGGCGGCGAAGATGCGGGACGGAGACATTCTGTGCTGGTTGGATGCGGACGTTGAGACCTTGTCAAAGGTTCCTCCAAACTGGATCGATGGTATCATAGGGGACGCGGAAGTCAGCACCTTGCAGCGCGATCGCTCACACTCTGAGATAGGGTTCTGGGCCGTTAGATGCAATGATCGAACTCGAGAGATGGTCAAATGCTTCTCGGACCTGTATAAGTCTGATGAAGTATTCAAGCTCAGAGAGTGGCACAGTGCTTATGCATTCGACGCAGCGATGGCAGAGACCGGACCCTTCAAGGTCAACAATCTATCGCCCAAAGCCAGAGGCGTCGATCACTGCTGGCCCGACACCCCTCTTGCAGCGCACACTGCCCACTGGAAGGGCAACCGTAAGTGGAGAAAAGCATGACGTGGAGTTATGACACCTCACTGTCTACCGACAAGGACAAAGTCCGCCTTTTGATAGGCGACACAGACACTACCAACCAATACATCTCCGATGAAGAGATTGTTGCGATGCTGGCGTTCAATAACGACGACGTCTACGAAACGGCGGCCCAGATCGCGGACAGTCTTGCCGGGCGATACTCTACCACAAGTAAGCTGGAGATTGACGACTTCATGATTGACTTCGGAGCCGTGGCTGAGCAGTTCGCTACGCTTGCAAAACGTATCAGAGTGTCTGCTACCAACGCTTCTGCCAACACTATCGGCGCGTGGGTCGCTGGGGTGTCAGTCACAGCCATGGATGCCGTCAGAGACGATACAGATCGCGTCAACTCCCGATTTGAAATGGGTCAGCACGATGATCCCGCCAACGACATTATTGACAAGCGAGACCGGGTTGAAAGCTGATGGTTATCAAGGTTGATGACATAATCAACAACATCGAGCAGGCCATGCAGGACTACGGGCGTGACCTGACCTTGCGTACTGTTGACGAGGGTACATATGACCCGACGACAGGCTCGACCACTGGAGATAGCACCTCGGACTTCACATTCCGCGGGTTGCTCCACGCGTTCAAGTTTAAAGACCTACAAGACAGCAATATCCTCGACACAGACAGGAAGTGTATTGTGTCAGTGGATGGATTCTCCCCATTACCCGACAGGGGTGATCAGGTCGTTGTTGGAAGTACCGTGTATAGTATTGTGGCCATCAAAGAATATGAGCTTCAGGGCACAGTATTTGGTTATGTTTTTCATCTAAGGATTACGTGATGATTGATATTACACTTGATGTTAGTGGTATTAAGGAAACAGCTGACGCAGTACGTGTGGCGACCAAAAGATTAATGGCAGCTGTTCTTAACGACGGCATAGATGTACTGTACAAATTTACTCCAGTGGACAAGGATGTTCTTCGTAATCACTGGGAGGTTACCGTCAATGGCCAAGCGGTGGGCGATCGTATCAATCAGGGGGACTTCGTTTTGTCCGCTCAACTGGGTATCCAAAACCTCACACCGTACGCTGCTCGCGTAAACTGGGGTTTCGTCGGAACGGACTCTCTCGGTCGTAACTACACCGCAGCCAACAACCCCGGCCAGCACTTTTTGGAACGTGGTATAGCAGAGATGAATGCGCGCGCTGAAGAACTGGCTAAAGACATGCCGATCGACAGGCGGAGGAAGTAATGACCCTATATCAAGACATCAGAGGAGCACTTCAGGCACGACTGGGTACAGTTGCGGGGATTCCTGCAATCGTGTATGAGGGAGTAAGGTATGAGCCCGTAGTGGGCACCCCATTTTGCGAGTGCGCAGTTTACCCGGTTCGGGGACGCCCTTCCACAATGGGGTCTGGTCATCTTGTGATGCACCAAGGCCTATTCATGGTGACCCTTGTCTACCCATCAGGCAAAGGCACAGGAACCGCCGAAGCAATGGCCGATCTGGTCAAAGCTTCATTCACGGCTGACACAACGCTGACGCAGGGAACGAACACTGTTCGACTTCGTTATGCAGAGCGTAAGTCCGCAATTATAGATACCGACTGGATTCGCGTTCCAGTTGAAATTGGTTGGTATCTACACACTGAAACCTACTAAGGAGACATATTATGTCTGCAGGCTCAACAGTCACAGTTGCCCAAGGCAACCAATCCCAGCTACTCATCAAGAAGCAGACCGCTCTTGGTACGGTCGCCACGGGTAACTTTAACCAAACACGTTTCCAGACACACGACATCCGTACGTCAATCGGCACGTTGCAAAACAACGAAATCCGTAATGACCGTGAAGTGCAGGACGTTCGTCATGGTAACCGCCACGGTACCGCCAACATCGTATCCCCTTTGATGTATGGTGACCACGACACACTCATCGAATCCGCCATGTTCAATACATTTGGGTCGGACAGTCTCCGCTTGGGTACTGATCCGCAGTATCTGTCCGTTGAAGATGCACAGACTGACATCTCCCAGTATCGTCTGGGTTGTGACCTGATCTGTAACACCATGTCTATCAACGTATCCGCCACTGCCACAGAGCCTGTTCAGGCTACTTGGGACTTGATTGGTACCGACGTTGGTGACCCACAGTCCACTTCACAAGGTGGTACACCAATACTTCCGTCTGACAATAGTCCGTTTGACCAGTTTACTGGCTCTTTATACGACGATGATGCTCTGTCAGGTGCAGAAGTTGGCGTTGTTACTGCAATGGACTTCACAATCAACAATAACGTGGCCCCCGTGTTCGTCGTCGGTCAGAAGACCGCTCCGTTCCTTGAGTTCGGTCGCGCAGAAGTTACTGGTAACCTGTCAATCTATTACAACGATACTCGTTGGTTGGATCGCTTCCTGAACGAAACAGAGGTGCCTTTGCTGCTTACTCTGACCGATCCTGATGGAAATTCGATGGAGTTCCGTTTTCCACGTATTAAATTGCTCGATGGCGGCGTTCCTGTTGCAAATGAGCAGTCTCGTGTTATTACTGCACCGTTCCAAGCCCTCCGTGAGAAAACTGCAGGGGGTTCCGCACTTCAAATCACGAAGGCCTAATAACCATGGATTTATCGTCGCTTGACACCTCTAAGCTCGAGGCAGACTACGTTCTCGTTCACCCGGAAACAGGAGACCCTCTGGGTACTCCTGACAGCAGGCCCACTATCCGGGTCAGGTGTTTGGACCACACTGTGGTCCAGCAGGCGGCGAGAAAACGTTTGGCAACTTCTATCAAGAATGATGTCAAGGACGATCCAGACAAACTTGTCGAGGCCAGCTTCAAGCAGGTCATCGACGGGGTTGTTTCTGCAACCGTGGGTTGGTCGAACATTGAGGACGGGGAAGACCCTATTCCATTCAGTGAAGGTAATGCCCGTGACATTTACACCCGTTTCATCTGGATTCGGGAGCAACTCGAGAC